CTCGATACGCCCGATGATCATATCGCCAAGGCTTTGGAAATCGCCAACCGCGACATTTGAGGACTGACACATGACCACCAATAAGGGCTTAAACCAACCAGCTAACGGCTCGAACGTCGATACTTGGGATGTCCCTGTCAATAACAACTTTGGCTGGATTGACCAGGCGTTTGGCAGCACGACAGCTTTGAACGCAACCTCTGGCTCGGTCACTCTGACGGACACCCAGTACCGCTCGCTGATTTTGGCTGTCTCGGGAGCCATCGCAGCAAACGTGACGTACACCATTCCGTCCAGTGTTGGCGGTCAGTGGATTGTCTACAACACCACGACTGATAGCGTTGGTGGGCCTTGGACCATCACGGTTGCATCTGCGGGCGGCGGCACGAGCGTCGTTATCCAACGCAGTAAAGCCACACTTATTATAAGCGACGGGACCAACATTCGGTCGGTGTATGCAGAGTCCTTGGCGGCGGCAGTCCCATCCGGCCTCATTTCTATGTGGTCGGGCTCAATTGCAACGATCCCGTCTGGGTGGTTTCTGTGTAACGGGTCAAACGGAACACCAGACTTGCGTGATCGCTTTGTTGTTGGGGCAGGCAGCACTTATGCCGTTGCAGCAACTGGCGGAACCGCTGACGCAATCGTCGTAACCCACACGCACACGGCGACATCGGCGGTAACCGACCCTCAACACACCCATAACTTTTCTTCAGTCAATTCTACGAGTAGCGGTTCATTCTTCACAGATCACTCTGGTAGCGACACGAGAGAATATTTTAACACCACGCAGACCGCCGCCGCCTCTACAGGAATTACGGTCGCAACTACAGTGAACAGTACCGGCTCGTCGGGTACGAACGCCAACCTTCCTCCATATTATGCTCTTGCGTACATCATGAAGTCTTAAGAGCGGTCGGGATGCAGTCTGAGTACAAAATAAAATCAGCCCTGAGGAACCTATCGGATTCCGCAAAGCTGATTGAGTAGGCTATATATTGGCCTTGTAGCTTGGGTCTGAGATTTTGCTGGTGCCCCTGTGCGTGCTGGGCATGTCGTAGAATTTCATTCCCAAGTTAATTAGACGCCTTCTGCATCCATCCTTTGTGAGGACTTTTTCGCCTATAGCCGCCATTGCGTCGCTTAGGGAGCCGTTTTTACGGTACACCTTCCTAGCTGCAATGATTTGTTCTGGTGTCCAGTCCGGTACGCTCGATGCCATTATGTCCTCTTAAATCTTCTTTTCTTCATCGCTATTAGGCCAGCATGGACCTTCGTCGGGTATCTGTTCAGGCAGAGGTACTTCTCACCTGTGTCTGCGTCCTCCCGGCAGTCAAGATAGGCAACCAGCTTGTGATCCATGCGGCCTGAGTAAATGATGTCCCCGTCTGGGGCTTCATAGCAATACCCGTACTCGCAGTCTTCTTCTGGCCTACGGAGCCACCCGAACTGCCAGTGCCAGCCTGACTTAACCAGCTTATCCAACATCGGGTTTGTTTCTCCCAAAGGTGACGTTTGGCTCCGCTTTAATCATTTGATTTTTCCACGTCCAGCATTGACCATCGGCCTCAAAGCAGACCCATAGAAGATCGTGTTCGTACCCATAATCAATCAAAACGTGCGCCACGGCCCGGCCCTTAGGGGTCTCAACCGGCAGGGGTGGGTTTAACTGAAGAATCATCATGCTCTGTCCTTTAGAACAAACACGGTATCTGTATATCTGTGACGTTTTGGCTGAACCTTAACGTAGCAAAGGCTGTGATGGGTTTTACAGTAGCTCTTTGAGGTAACGGGCTCACCGCAAAAACGGAAGTACCGTGGGTGGTCTCCATCAATGACAAACTTGCACGTTCTAAGCGTCAAACTCTCAAACGGAATGCCAATCTGGCTCTCTACCTCGATCTCTTCCTCGATGGGCTCTGGTACTGGAATTCTGGCAACCGAAGCTTTGGCCACGGCCCTAGACTCGACATCCACGCCCTTTTTCCGCATCCGGTTTACCCGGCCTATGACGGCGTTTTTGGTGATACAGAGAATCGAGCCAATTTGGCTGGCACTCAGCTTCTCACCCCATAGACGTATGATTTCAGAATCAAGATCATTTGACATAGTTGTCTCCAAGGGTAGTGAGGCGGCTGTTGTGTGCCGCCCCCTATGCTTCTTTAGGACTTTTCAGCCATGGCGACGTTGAGTTGGCTAGGGTCCGTAATCCTCACCACATTCTCTGGCAAGGCAGACTCTTCCGGGAAGACAGACGAGAACTGAGCAGCGAACGCTAGGTAGTTAATAGCGTCGATGTAGCTGTCGTCCTTTGTCGGAGAGGCTTGGATACGGGCCAGCTTTGTCGAGACGTGGATCATGGCAACCTCAAAGGGGGTAATTTGCACCCCCCAGAAGCACCGAAGCGATCTTGGAGATGTTGTCAAAACACACCTCTGCGCTTCCGTACTGTAGCCCCCTCTCCTGAAGGAGGGAGATTGCTTGGCTTAAAATATCCTTGTGATTCGTCATTTGAGTCTCTTTCCATTTCAAAGAATTCTTGGGCCTTGCCAATGTGGGCTGTGTTCAGGACGATTTCCCCACGGTCTTCCCAGATTGTTTCGTTAGTCAAAGCCCTGCGGCGGTAGTACAAGCGTCCGGTGATAAACTCATCCTCGTTCATGGCATCTTTAAGATGCTCACACGAATCGACGGGTATCTCGACCGTTAGCTGGTGGACCAAGAACCCACTGCCGCTTGGCATGTTCATCGTAAGAAGAAAGCGCATTACAGTTCCTTTTCATTCAGCAGAAAGCGTCTATCGGACATATCTATTACTTATCTCTCAAAACGACAGTCCCGTCCATTTTACGTTTGAACTTTGATTGCTTTCCACCGGGCATTGGATTTTTAGTGACCTTAGCTCCTATGTGTCTCTGGTGGATGCGCTTGACCTTGGCGATCTGAGGCATATCCACGGTAGCAGTATGAATACGATGGCACTTGCGATGGGCAACCAACCAATTTGAAGCATCGTCAGGACCACCACATTCAAGAGGTATTTCGTGACTAACATCCCATTCCTCTCCGGGTATAACCTTCATCTTGCACAGGTGGCATACGCCACTATGTCTCAAGAAGATGTCAGCCCTCATCTTTGAGGTGATCCTGACACGCTTCATTGGACAATATGTTCTTCGTTCCACCGGCACATACCCGCACCATTATAGGCGGATATGTTTTGAATCATTGACAGGGAAATTGCCGTTGATGCGCTTATCGCAGCGCCCATACTTGGTGCCGTACTGCACAGGGTTTCACACAATACGAATGAAAGCGCCATCAATGCCTCCCGCGAGGGCATTCCATCTAGAACCTCAAGCAGTTCGTGGGAGATTTCCTGAATGGTAGCATTTTCTTCTTCACTAAGTTCATGTTCTGACATTTATCCCCCTATAACTTCATTTCTGCTCTGCGCGTAGCTGCGTGAGACTGCCATTCACTGAATTGCATCCTGATATATTCAAGCTGTACCTTTAGAAGCGCAGCAGTTTTCCGCGCCTCAACCATATTTGAGATGTACTCAGACCACTCGTCTGACGCCTTGACGGACATTTCGGCCTTTGAGACCGGCATATCTCCAAGGTTTGCCATCATCTTGGAAAGGAAAGCTGACTTGCTCTCCTCCAAGAGGTTGGCCGCAGAGTCCGCATCAACCCAACGTTTGGCAATGACGCGGAACTGTTCCGATAGGGGGCGGTTACTGTCCATGACTAGAAGGGCAAGTCATCATCAATGGCAACTTGCGTCGGACGGGTATCCACCTCTTGGCGAGGCACCTTCTCCTTAAAGGAAAAGCTGAACCACTTGTCCCCGTTCTTGTCCGTCTTCTCCCAAACGTTCACCCACATCTCCTTGCCAAAAACCTTAGCGGTGCCAGTGAGTTCAGGGCTATTATCACGGTCACGGCGGCTGTTCTTGAAGACCGAACCGCTGTTATCACGAAGCTCGTAAGCCATTACAAAGTGTCCTTTCCATATGCGCTCGTAAGAGCCTTCACCTTATCGTCCAACTCAGCGAGGAAGAGCTTAACTTCCTTCTCAAGTTCCTGAACCAGCTTGTCATCCCGTTCCACGCGCTTGATAAAAAGCTGCATCTCTTCTGGCATCCTAGGGTCAAACGACACGAAATCACACCACGAACGGCCCGTGCAGGCCATCTGCCAGTGGATTTGGGTGACGTACTTACCGGGTACAGACTTGCCCAGAAGCGTGTCGATGTGCGTTGCCGTCAGAGGACACTTGATCTCGATCAACCCATCTTCATCGATCAGGCCATCTGGACTAGCCCCAGCCATCTCAATCTCCGGGTGGACCACAAGCCCCGTAGCCGTGACTAGGTTGCCGCTGCGGGACTCGTATGCCGCACAAGCCATCGGCTCTGTCTCCGTGCCCCACTGCATTGCAGAGGACTGGAAGAAGTCAGATGCCTTGCCAGTGAGGCGCTCACACAGAAGCTCTGCCATGTAGTTAGCGCGGCTGGTGCTGTATCCAGACTTGGTCTTGGCGACGATATCTGCGACACGGGACGCAGTCACCCGACCGATTCTGGCGGCGACCCATTCAGGCGTTTTCTGTTCCATTGTGGCTCTCCAAAACATTTCTAGCGATTATTGATAGCGGGTGGTCTTGGTGCTCGGAGTGAAAAGCGATGTTCATGAGGGCAACCCAGTAGTCACCCTCACGCTCACGGCGAGCCACCTCGGAGACAGGGAAGTCAATAGCGTCCATGATGCTCTGGACATTACGGATAGAAGCGTGAAGCTCAGACATCTTACTCATCAGCCTTCCCCTTTTTATCAAAATCAACCGCAATCTTCTTCCAAACAGCACGGTCTTTTTCAGTGAAAGCACTGCGCTGTTCCGTGTTAAGAGCCTTCCACCATTCCGTGAGGCCAGCAATACCCAACTGCCCAGCAACCACCTTGGCATCGGCAGAAAGGCTGTCGTATTCCTCCTTGGGCAGCTTCTTGACATCGACCGGGGCAGAGGTGCCCTTGGCCGCAGCCGCGTTGCCGTCGTCATCATCAGCCGCAATGCACAGCAGGGCCATCAAGCCATACCGGCGACCGTAAGTGATCCCAGAACCGACACCGTGCGCGTCCCACTTGCTCACGGGGATGAAGACGGTCTCGGAAATCCATTCACCCGACTTGTGGAGTATCAAGGTCTCAACCTCCACGCCACCGCCGCCCTCGGCACGACGCGGACCCTGCACAACGGCAAGGTCGTTCAGCGCCAAAGGCTCCCGGATTGCGTCACGGACAGAGGCCAGATCAGCGTAACGGGACTTGAAGTGGGGATTATCGGACCCCTTGGAAGCATCATCAATCATGCCCTGCGCCTTAGACAGCGCGCCAGCCAGTGCAGAGATAGTGTCTGACATTTTCATAGATTGTCTCCTCAGAGATCGATTGAGTCGCCGGGGTAGTGGACCGGCTGACAAGACCGACCTTATGCCCGCCCGATTCCCCAGTCAACCACAAAGTTGACAGGCCAGTGATTTAGGAGTTAAGTGCCTGACATGACGAACCGTGACCCTATCATCCTGAAGGTGTTCGAACTGGCTGGAGGCGCATCTGCCCTGGCCAGGGAGATGTCTTTGACCCGTGCTGCGTTGTACAAATGGGAGAAAATCCCATTCAAGCATCTACGCTTTATCTCCGCTCGGACTAAAATACCCAAGCGCGAGCTTCGGCCTGACCTGTATGAGGATTAAATGGCTGGTGACCAAGAGATCAGGCTGTCTCTTCCGTACCCGCCCAGCGTCAACCGTCTTTGGCGGTCATCAGCGGGTGGGCGTATGTACAGGTCTAAAGAGTATAATAGCTGGAGGGATGCTGCCGGGTGGTCTGTATCGTCACAGGCAAAAGGCAAGGGGGTCAAGGGCTTCTACACCCTTGAGATCAGGGCTGTTAAACCCGACAAACGCCGCCGGGATTTGGGGAACTTGGAAAAGGCCATATCCGACCTTCTTCAGGAAGTTAAAGTGATCGAGGACGATTGCTTGTGCCAAGACATCCACCTGATGTGGGTGAAAGAAGGACCAGAATGCTTAGTCGTTGTGAGAAAATATGAAGCTATAATGGAGCTATGAAATGGGAAAACGATCCGACTTCGAAAGAAAAGAATTAGATTTTTACCCCACCCCTATAGAAGCCGTAAGACCATTAATTCCATTTCTACCGCTAAAGTCTACATTTTGTGAACCGTGCGCCGGGGCGGGGCACTTGATCCGGCACCTTGAGGGTCTCGGCCATAAGTGCGTGTCAGCCTTCGACATTAGGCCACTAGCGGAGGACATCCGGCAGCATGACGCTTCGTGGATGCTGTGGGACGATCTTAATGACGCGGAGTTCGTCATCACCAACCCGCCGTGGGAGAGGTCTGTCCTCCACCAGATCATCGAGCGGTCTGCCCGCCTCAAGCCGACATGGTTGCTGTTTGATTCGGACTGGGCGTTCACCAAGCAGGCTGTGCCGTATCTGGATATGTGCCGGAAGATCGTCACCATTGGGCGGGTTAAATGGATTGAGGGATCAAGCAACTCCGGCATGGACAATTGTTGCTGGTACCTTTTCGATATTCACAGCGTAGGGCAACCAACGGAGTTTTATGGGAAATGAAGATCAGCTTAGCAGACCAAGTTGATACGCTTGAGGAAACAGTTAAGAACCATCGTGGCTATGTAGCTTTCTGTAAGCGTTACGCTAGTGAGCAGGATCGGCCCAAGGAAATCCTTGAGGACACCGAGCGCAGGCTCCCGTACATGGAGGCTTGCTTGGTCACGATGCGGTGGCTGTTGAAAAATGAAGATAAAATTAAAAATGCCTTGCAGAAATAAGGGAAAAGACATAATGTCCATCGAAACCGAGACAGGAGAATTCGGGATGTTCTTTGATACCAAGGACTTAAATTACCTAATTAATGGGCTGAATAAGCTTGGGTACAACCGCGCAGATATCGCATATGAGATCGGTGTCAGCTACCGGACGATGACCCGTTGGGTGGCTGCCGGGACCGCCCCAAGGGTGGCCCTGATGGCAATGGAGTGTCTTCTATATGTGGACACGGCCCTAGAAAAGCTCCTCCAAGACGGGGAGTAGGGCAGAAAGGACGAAGCCCCGGAGGCTCGAACCATCCGGGGCTTCTCATCAACGCAGCGACGGTGATTCGCTCGTCGGACTTGATAGAGTGTATACCTGTCTTTTCTGACGTATGCAAGTCGCCCCTAAAATGGGGTATCAAATGTCATTTCAAGCTATGGCTTGGGCTGTTAAGCAGCAAATATCTCCACGTGAAAAGTATGTTCTGATCATCATGGCAAACTACGCCAACGATAAGAGCAAGTGCTGGCCTTCCATCGCAACTCTTTGTTCTGACACGGGTTTT